AGAGTCTTTTCAAACTCTCCACGCTTCATCTGATCTTTGGTGCGGCGTAATTCCGCTTCCTCTTTCAGCTGTCGAAGTTCTTCTGGATCGCCCAAATCCTCGTAAGGTTTTGTAGCTTTCTTCAATATTTTGCTCTTCATACGAGCCATCATATCGTCGACTTCTTTTTGTGTGTAAGATCTTGTCTCTTGTTGTGCCTGGCTTTCGCTACCTTGTAGCATCGCGTCAGTTGCGTTTTCTGTTGCCATGTTTTTATATGAGTCCATGTACCTCTCGCCTCCCTTTAGAGTAATAGTATATTTATTAATATCGGCTTTAGACCGGTACTAAATGGTAGATTAACCGCCTCTACCTTGTTTACGCATTGGCATACTGTGATTCATACTAGCACGAGTGCCATGATAATTCTTTTGTCCTGGTGCGGCTCCTTTAGAGCGAGCAATAGCACCTATAACACCTGCTGGTACACCTGCGGCTTTAAGTTGTGCGGCACGACCACCATGGCCTAAAGCGTTTGATTTACCTTCGAATTTTCCTGTTTTCTTAGTATCCATGATACTCTCCTTATTTGTAACTTTCATCTGGAGTTTCTGGCTTGCCTAACTTGGCCCAGAACTTATCCTGTTCTGGTGTAGGTAAACTAGATTCCAACTTCCAGCATAATGTATGAAGTTTCTTTAAGTAATGGGCTAGAATGTCTTGAAGACCATAGGCCTTAACTTCTGGAAGCATTTCATAAACTTCATTTGCACAATTAATCAAGGTATCTATATCATCATAAAGAATCTTGATCATTTCTTCTGCATTGGGCGCTACTGTTTCATCTTTAATGTCTGCTAAAGCTAATACTCTAGTAAGGCTAAAAGGAACAACCTCGTGAAGTGTTCTTAAACCTTCTCCTATAGTATCAATTTCTCTGTAGAGTTCTTCATAAACATGTTTGAAAAGGTGATGGTTACCTAAAAACCCATATCCTACAACATTGACATGAAATCCATGCGCTTTAGTATAGAGTATAAAGTTATTAGCCCAAAGGCGTTTTGTTGCGTCTTCTAATTTGCTCATAATTTTTTCTTCTTTATTCCTTCAGCGTGTCTTAAATCATGGCTGTGTAAAAATTTGCCATCTTTCTTGGGAACTTCTCCAGCTTGTTCAGCAACACGAGCGGCTACCAAGCGATTGACTACACGACCATTATTAAGTTCAAATTCATGTTTTGCACCTTTTGCATCCTTGCCTGCCTTCTTAATAAGTTCAGCATGACTCCAAGCAGGACTAGGAGCCTCAATAACCTTACCAGATCTTTCAAGAATAGCAGGAACTTTGACGGTCAAAGGTTTATTCATTGTTATGTCTCTTTAACACACGAGTTTTATCAGTATGTGTTTTAGGTTTATGTGCAGTATTCAAAGCAATGGCCACAGCTTGATTATGTGGTTTGCCTGCTGCCATTTCAGTAGCAATATTCTGACCTATAGTCTTTGCTGATGAACCTTGTTTTAATGGCATAATCGTTCCTTAAGCGTATGTATCAGGTGATTGTTCACCTTCAACATGTAGCACTTGGCCTTTACGGTCATAGATTTTACTTGTATAACCATCCTTGTGCTCATTCTTTAGAAAGTTACGGGCATCTTCTTCACGAGTAAAGAAGCGTTCTATGGTTTCTAACCTACCGGCTATCCATTTTTGAATCTGTACTTTGTGATTAGTGACCATAATTCTTATTTCTTAGCCCAGAATTTTTCGTCGCCACCTTGGTGATCTTCAATACCTTTTAGCATTTCGCCAGAATGTACTGGACTATAGCTTGGATTTAGATCATGATCAGGGCCGATCTTTCCATTCATACGAGTCATATCAGCTGTAACAGTTGGGATTGACAATTTTGTATCATTTGGGATCGATACTTTTGCTGGAGAACCTTGACCATATTGTAATGGTTGGTTTCCGTTTGGGTTTACTCCGTTTGGTAACATTGGCATTTTAGCCTCCTTTAGTTGGTTTTAATGGATTTGGCCCCACTTTAGGTGGCCAATTTACATACAAAGGTTTCTTGACAGGATCAACCTTATCAGGAAAATTGTATCTCTTTGCTTCGGCGCTTTGTAAGGCACCATACATCTTGTCGCTATTAGGACCATAGCTGTCAATCATTTGTTCAGGCATACGCTCGCCCTTGGTTCGCCAATTCAAAGCCTGAGCTGGATTACCCATATCAGTTTCTGTAAATGGTTTACCAGGAACAATCATAGGAGCACCTTGGCGTCCCATAGGTGGTTCATAGTTGGGGCCAGCAAATAAGTTCATTTCATTTTGATGCCAATCCGTAGGCACAGTATTGCCACTGTGCATATCGATCTGAACACCAGCACGGATTCGCTCCCGGGCATTTTTAGTTACATTCTTAGCTGTAAAATTAATTGGATTTTGTAAAGGATTCTTAGCCATTAGGTTGGACTCCCTGCATTACGACCTGCGCCTGCTGTGGTCATTCTTAAGTTAGGCGCATTCAATGTTGTTTTACCTGTAGGTTGTGTAGATACCTTAATGTTACCATATTCATCAACAGTAGCAGGGCCAGCGGCGCTAGGTTCAACTTCATCAACATTGTAATTGCTAACTTCGCGTTTTAATTCTGCTTCATCCAGGCTAGGGCCTGCGGCTTCTATAGATAAATCTTCAGCTAGTAATTCAATTAACTTGCGATCAATCATAGCAAGAACATCTGGACTTGTAGCACTAGCCTTAGCAACCTGCAATTTAGTGTATTCAGCGTTCTTATCCTGTATACCATAACTATCTTGATACTTAACAGTACCTGTCCAATCCCTAGCTTGATACATAGCAAAGATCTTCCACATTTCTGTTTCAGCATCTTCTAAGTTACCGGCCATCTCAGCTAATTTGGCATTGAGCAATTGGAATTCAGTGGCCATTGCAACACCACTTAGCAATTTTTGTCCACTAGCGCGAACAGAGCCTGTGTTAGCCATAAGGTCAATAGCGGCTGTACCATGTTCAATGGCTTTATAAATGCCATCTATCTGTGCGCCTGTAGTTTCTAGTAGGTATGGTTTTAAGCCTGGATCTAAGTTCTCTGGCATGGCAACTATGCTACCAGCACCAGCGGAGGCCATAGTTTCATTGGTCTTGACCAATGAAGGATGATTATCTAAACGAATTGCCTGTTCTACTTCACTGAGTTGATTGTAGATAAACTGTTGTGTCTTAGCAATGTCCTGAATGGCAGAAACACCAAAGCCACGCACAAGTGATTTTTGATTATAGCAAATAACTAGAGGAATAAAGCCCAATTGATTAGGCACAACAGTTTCAGCTAGTTCTTCACGAGTATCATAGTTGACTTCATGTGTTGTAATTGTGTCTACAGTCCATTCTTTAACAGTCTGTACAGATCCATTGATCTCTTCAACATATTTGACATAGACTAGTTCATAGCGTCCTGTAGTATCACGCTCCCAACGCCAGTCTATAACAACTAATGGACTTAGGATGGTAGCATATGGTCTAACACCAACAGCTTGCTCATCGGCTTTGGTAATGGCACCTATATCAGGCTTGGCCATTAAGACCCAGCAATGACCAAACACACTAGCCCATGTTGAAACTTCTTTCATAAATGCATCAAGGTCGCGGCCATCAAGGTCTGCATCTTCCAAGAACTGTTCTGTTTCAGGAAGACCTTCTAATGTGCCTAGATCACGCTCAGGCTTTTCTTGAAAGAGGAAACTGTTGTAGACATTAATAACACTTTTACAATGGTTATGGAGAGGAGTTTGTTGCAAGCGTTGTCCATACTCCATGTCTGTTTCTAATTGGTATCTTGTTAGTAATTGGTAGCGTTGATAATCCTCACCGCCCATATAGCTGACTAAAAGAAAGCGCCAATTGGCACGGTTGTAGTTGTAGAACCTATTGGGACTGGCAATACGCCCCAGTTGTTCATCAACAATTTGAATTATACTCATACTCTTATTCCTTGAATTGTGGGGCCTTTATAAACACCCTGATGTCCCCAACGCTGTGTAGTCACTGGGAACATGCTTACATCTCTTCGCACTGGGAACAAATAATCAACCATATAACCCAATGCATCATTCATATGGTCATAGCCACTNTCTTTATCTGGCTGTACTGTGCCTTCCTTATANGTATGGCGTTCTATCGATTCTATCGTGTATTTACACGAGTTTGCAATAAACAGGTGTCTTTTACCATCAGAACCGCATAATCTACTGTTAACAGCATTAATACGATCTCTAACTTGTGTATGACTATTAGGAGCTTTAACTATAAATCCATTATTGGCCAAGATAGATAAATCTGTTGCGCCTCCTGCTGATGTCTTACGCTGTCTAGCCGCAGGATCAGGATAGATCCATATTTTACTACGAGGATAGCGTTGTTTTAATTCATCAGCCATTTCTTGTGTATTGCTTGAGAACATACGAATCTCATCTATTATGTACAAATCATCATTGCGCCTAATAGCAATAACAGCACTCATAGGATCTATGTTAAAGTCCATGCCTACATAGAGAATGTCCATGTTTACATTCTCAGGTAAAGTGTAAGTATTTTCTTTACGGTCAAAAGCATAATAGATACGACCACTATAAGTTTCAAATGTGGCCATAAATTCTTGACGAAACTGTCGCTCATCAAGGTCACGCATTGCCGCATCTATTTCAGCACGACTAACTTGTCCACCATCAATAGTGGTATATTGAAAACTCTTCCAAGCATCTGGGAATTCTTGTTCCATCTGATACAATTCATAGGCCCAGTTTGTGATACCTTTAGGAGTACCAATGAACATGGCCTTGCCTTCACGGTCAGCTAGGGTGGGTCGCAAGACTTCAAAGAATGCTTCTGGATCTACATCGGCAAACTCGTCCATTATTAGATAATCCAAGCCTACACCACGCAAGCTATCTTCGTTGTCTGCGCCCTTAAGAGCAATGGTTGATCCATTTTTTAATAAGATTGATAATTCACTTTCATTTGCCTTGCGGACCCAGCGTAGATCAGTTAGCTTTTGTTTTAGCTTGCGCCATACGATCATTTTAGCTTGTTTGTAAGTAGGGGCAACATACCATACTTCCTGTTCTGGGACTCTAGCATGGAAACAAAGTTCTCTTATTGCCAAATGGGTCTTTCCAAAGCGTCGCCCAGCCACAACAACCTTGAACCTATGGTTATCATCCGCAATAGTTTGTTGTGGAACGCTAAGTGCCATTAATGTGTGAATATTTTAATAATTGTTTCTAAATGACCAAACACTAAACTGAGTAAAGTAAGTGCAATACCACCTATCCATACCCATTTGTCTTTGAATTTAGTAAGATCATCTAGCAGACNCATTACTTTTGCATGTTCTTTAGAATTTTCTTCGCGAACATGATCCAATTGATCAATAAGTTTATTGTGACTGTCGATGATGTTTTGTTTAACTTCGTCTATTTTCTCAGTTACACCATCCATCTTTGTTTCTAATACGGCAACACGCTCATTTGTTGTAGGCATTATAGTTCACCATCATTCCAAGGTAAAGGTTGGTTTGCGGATGAATCCTGGGGATTATCACTTTGGCCGAGGATATTTTTGCCCAGCCAAATCAACATAGTAGCATTGCCATTCATAGCTACTTTAAGCTGTGCAGAGCGTAATCTACGCTTAAGTTCAGCGCGGCCTTTTGCAATATAATCCGCAAAGTTGTATTTTAGGGTATCTGGCTTGACTTGAAACCAGTCACTCATTTCTTCTAGGGTACAGCCCATTGCGGCCAGCTTCCATACTTCATCAGGAGGTACAACCTTACGGTTCGCACCTCTCCCAACAACTAAGCCGTCCTTGGTAACTGTGCCCCATTTTGGCTGTTGGCGTGCCTTATATTCCCATTTAGCTGATATTGTTTGATGTGGAGTCTCAGCAGGAATCTCACACGCACAGTCTAGTTCGTGTAAGCATTCCCGGGTATTTAATTGTGGAGCGGTGGCATGAACAGGGCCACTATCTATTATGTTGGGCATCTTGTATTTATTTGATACCCTGGAAAACTAGTAGAAAATGACTATTTGTTATCGATCTTTAATAGTAAATGACCAATAGCATCACTTAATACTGATTCATTTGTTTGCAGTTGTTTAATAGTCTGTAGTTGTTGTTCTAACATCTTACTCAGTTGCAATTGATTAAGTTGTAGTTCTTTTAGGTTAGATTCTAATATACTAGTTCTAGTACTAAGTTGTAACAACATGTCATAGGGATCTATATTAAACTGTATCATGATCAAATTCCATTAGGTCTGCAAAATTATTTACAAGATTTGTTGTTTCTACTAGTTCTATAGCATAATCAGTATCAGCAAATAACTTATTCCAGCGTTCTATTGGGGCCATGGCAAAGTCTTTGGGTAAACCATTGCGTTGACGCCCACGACCTTCANTGATCATATCTTGCAACAGNTCCATTACACTACGATTAATACCTTGTGTAGTTTTGAAACCTTTTAATGGCCTAGCTATAAATTCTCTTAGATCTTCTCTAGATTCTATAGCATCTGCTATTTCTTCTACTACTTGTCTAATATGACGACATAGTTCTTTTCTCTGTGCTAGTGTTTGTTTCAAGTAAGTAGTGCTGTATTCAAAACCATCTCTTGGCGCCATTTTTTCTGTGCGTATATATCCAATCTGTTTCATACTAGTCCTTTCAAACCTTGTTTGTATTCACCTTGTTTTTTACATTGTTCATTGCGAGTAATCAAGTGAATATTGTCAGGATGCCAACCTGCTTCCCAATCAATTCTCGCCAACACTAAATCACTACTGCCACGACCTCTCAAATGCCAAGATCCATTCCAAATGTTNTAAAAATCTTCGAATTCTAATTCAAAGCTATCACCTCTAAATTTGGCCTGTGCTCGCATCTTTAAGAATGGTATGTACATGCTGTGTTTGTATTCGTCAGGGCCTACTAACCAAGTATGAGGGCGATTGCGTCCTTTGGCATGTAGACCTGATATTCTTTGACTTTTTCTTGGCATATTCATTCTCCTATATTGTATTTATATAAATCAGCTAATTTAGGTAAAATATCTACGACTATTTTCCAGTTGTTCTGGATCTGTATATTGATTGGGCATGCCATCAGGAGTAATGTCTATAACTTGTCCCGGCAATTGTCTAACAGGAGATAATTGCACAAAGTCTTGCCAAGAGATTTCTTCATTAACTGGCAAATCCAAAGTGTGTTCTTCGTATATGCCCATGTCAGTTAGAGTTATTATGTGATATTTCATCTTAAGATTATAACAACAATAAATATAACATACAAGTAAATTGGAGAAATATGAAAATAGCTGTTTATGCCATAGCCTTAAATGAAGAAAAGTTTGTTGAACAATTTTATCAAAGTTGTCAAGGTGCTGATCTAGTCTTAATTGCAGATACAGGTTCAACCGATAATACAGTCAAATTGGCTGAAAGTTTGGGCGTTAGTGTACATAAAATTTCAATCAAGCCTTGGCGCTTTGATCATGCTAGAAATGCCGCTCTAGCTCTTATACCTGCAGACTATGATATCTGTATCAGTTTGGATCTAGATGAAGTTCTAGTTGATAACTGGCGACAACTAGTAGAAGATGCTTGGCACAAAGATACTACAAGATTGCAGTATAGATTTAACAATGGTATGGGTAATATATTCAATGCTACTAAGATACATGCTAGACATGGATATGCATGGCATCATCTTTGTCATGAAATGATTGAAATTGATCCTCGCATGAAAGAATCTTGGCGTGTAATTAATGACATATTAATTGAACACTATCCAGATAGAACCAAAAGTCGCAGTCAATATTTGCCCATGTTAGAAGCCAGTGTTAAAGAAAGACCACAAGATCATAGAGACAGTTGGTATTTGGCTAGAGAATATTTTTATGAACAAAAATGGCAAAAAGCCATTGATGAATGGAATAGATATTTGGCATTACCCACAGCCACATGGCATCACGAACGCAGTTTTGCCCTAAGACATCAAGGTCGTTGTTATCAAAATTTAGGACTACAAGGACTTGCATTAACCGCCTATAGATCAGCAGTAGATCAATCAAGATTTATTCGTGATACTTGGTTGGATCTAGCACAAGTCTGCTATGATTATCGTCAATGGCATGAATGTTATTATGCCGCTACACAAGCACTTACTATCACAGAAAGAGAATATGTGTTTACAAGTACACCTGAACCTTGGGGGTGGCGATTATATGATCTAGCCGCATTGGCTGCATATAATCTCAAGATGAAAGAACAAGCCATATATTATGGAGGACTTGCTCTTGAACATAATCTTAATGATGAACGATTAATTAAAAACTGTGAATATTATCTAAGTCTTTAAGAGCGAATGCTTCGCTCTAACTTTCGCTTGTCGCTCAAGTTATTTTGTTTTTTTTAGATTATTGTTTTGTCTTTGAGATTATGTAGGGCAACTTACAGTCAGACGGAACCGTTTTGCTCGGTTCCATCTTTTGTCATTATGTGAGGGTTTCACAGCCAAGACATTAGGAAGCAGGTTTTTTGTTTATCCACTTGTTGCTGATGGGCTCTAATCTTTCCCTACCTGCATTGACTCGCATAAGCGCCTTAAGACTCGTTCCTCAGTTTCTTAAGTTTTTACAGCCAAGTGTTTCGTATGCTAACATTCATACTATGACAATACTTAACTCTCTTCCGATTTTTCAGGATACTGGATTCTCTCCAGGGGAGTGTCTCATCATGTTGCGTGTCTGGTTATTCCCCAGTTTTTCCACAGCGGTATTACAATCTGGCCCGCCAACCTTTTGTGTTAGATATTTTGCCTAGGGATTTTAGCCATTCTTGAATTAATTTCTCTTGTGCCTGATCTTGATTGCGGTGATACCAATATGCTTCTGGATCCTTATTAGAAGATCCTTTGTTAGTATTGGAATACGCTTTATTTTTGAAATTGCCTGCCATGTTTGTAATGTTCTCTACATTGTATTTATAATAGTAACAAAAAAAGCCCTGATAATCAAGGCTTTTGAATAAATGGGTGAGGGGGTAAATGCTCGTCTGCCAATGCGTTGATGCCTAAGTTGGAAACGGACAAAACAACTTAGTTCATCCTGCCCTCGCGGTCCGTTAACTCCTTATGCAGAGCGATTCTTAACTCTCACTCTGAAATTTCTACGATCAATTAGACCATTGGCGGTAGTTACTGTACATGTTACTACATAAGTACGCTCATTTTGGCCGCCTGATAATTTAATGTAAGTTTGTAAACCACCATTGGCTATACCACTTTGAACATTAACAATTGGTTGTGGATCATTAGCACGAACTTGTAGAGAATAACTAGCATTACCTATTGTATCTCCATTAACTAACCATTGACTCCAATCGAATGTATAGGTCAATACCGCTACTGGATCTTTGTCAATTGTTAATAATTCATTTATTATTTGAAATCCTGTTGTTGCTGTCATTTTNTTTTCCTTAAATTTCTGGAGATATTAACCAATCTCTATTTTCATATTCTATTTGCCAAGTTCTTAAATCATTACCAATATACCAAATAATACTAGTATCTATTCTTCCTGTTAGTCCGAATGAAGCAGTAAATGTTGATTGACTTGATAGATTAGCTTGGGCTTGTCTTGTTGTTGCAACATTATTCAATCCTGCTGTTAGATGTGTAGTATCTGTTAAGTTAACATTTATACCAACTGTCTTAACTGGTGTAGATTGTACAGNTGAATGGCTGACAAATGCACCTTGTCCTGTAACTAATCTATAACGATTATAAGAAACTGTAAATGTACTTGTTGTTGTTAAACTAGCTTGTGCATTCTTAATCTTANCAACATTGGCTATCAATTGACTTGTAGATGTCAATTGAGCATTTTCTGTAGAAACATGACGAACTGATGCAGTTAATTGACTTGTTGTTGATAAGTTTGCTGTTGCTGATTTCTGAACTTTAATCTGACCATATTCTGTAGTTGTACTAGATAAATGAATTTGTGCTGATTTAACGACAGATACATTGACTGTAATAGAACTTGTTGCAGTTAATTGAGCTTGATCTCTAATGGCACTAGGTACATAATCTAAACTAAATGTACTTTGTAAGTATGCTCCATTCCATGGCAAGTTATCATCATCGATATCATTATTAAAATGTAACAGGGCCAAGACATTAGGACCGTTACTCCATGGTTCAGTAGGTACTGAATAACTAGTATCATTTGGACTACTTAATAAATCTCTAGTTAATAAAAATTCATCAATGTAGTAAGCGGGTCTTGCATATCTAACATCTCCAAATTGGCGTCCGATATACATAGGGGTATTACTAAATCCTAATGAACCTTGTGGAGTAAATTGTTCTACTCTTGATCCATTAACAAATATAGCACCTAATTCATTATCATGTACTACACGAATATGATTCCATTGTCCAGATTGAAATGCATTATTGGCAGTATAAGTTCCTAAACTATTACCATTTGTATCATTTTCAATAATTGAAAAAGAAGAATAAGAACTTAATGCGCCGTTATTGGTATCAAAGTTGATATTCATTACAGCTTTAGAATCTAAAGCACTTTGCCATAATACACCAGTTATACTGGTTAAATCGCTTGGAGTTACATATAACCAAAAATCAAGTGTGCGCCATTGATTTAGATATTGTCCGGGTTCATAGTAAACACTTGGTTGTTGATTTGGTATTTGACCAATGTAATCAATTCTAGACCAATTGACAGAATCAGAACTAATAAATTCACCTGCTACCCATTGATTGTTACCATAAGATAAGGTTGTATAAAATGTACTACCTGGAATATCAATAGTACCATCTACCCATGGAGTTGTAATTGTAGGAGTAGATAATTGAGGAACAAATGGTGTTGCCCAAGTTATACCATCTGTAGAATGTAAAATTTTACCTGTAGTGGTTCTTGCAATGTAAACATTATTGAGAAATTTAACTTCACTAATATCATCTGTTGTATTGCTAGTTCTAGCTGTTAGACTAACAGTANTAACANTGGTATTATAAACAGTATTATTAACAAGACTACTAATTGCAACAGTATAAATTAATCCACTGGTACCAACTAAAACTAAAGTTGTACCATCAGATGCGGCATCTAAGAAAGATTGTCTTAATTGATCGAAATTAGCATTGATTATCGGATAACCACTAACACCTTTGGTCTTTAATGCACCAGGGCCAGTATAATTTGTAATTTGCCTTGTTACATTATAGTTAATAGTTGGTCCATAACTATTTTGATTATCTACAACATGACCTAATGCTAAATTTAGATATCCTGGTGTTGAATTTCCACTTACAGGATCAACATAATTAATGGAAAAAGATTTTATACCATTATTAATTGTTTGATTAGTATAACTAAATTTTGGTGTCCATGAACTTAGATCAGTACTATATTCTAAACTTGGTACACTATCATTATTAATACCAATATAATAATTTCCTGTCCAAGTTATATCTCTAAGATTAACATTAGAAGTTACAGTTGTCCAATTGACAGCATCTGTACTGGTATAAAAATTGGTACCAATATTTGTTACCCAATGGCCATTGAGATATTTTAAGAAATTCTTAGATAGAAATGGATCTCTTGTTGGAAGATTGTTAAGAGTACTGGTCCATGTTACACCATCAGTACTAGATATAGTATAATTGTTTCCTTGACTACTTGCATTTAAGGCAACAAATTGTCCATTGGCAAATACAGGNCCAACATCAATAGTTGCTCCTATACTTCTTGCATCGAATCTTAAACTTGCACCAAACTTTTTAATGGTACTATCAAATCCAATTCCGCTNTAATTACTTCCACTAATAATATATGGGTCAATATAGCGTGTTGTACCATCAAGTATTGCTCGTGGCATTGAAGTTGTACTGACTAAATTAGCAGTTATTACTTGACCACTGGCAGATGATTGAGATGAAACAAATGCCCTAATCGAACTGGTTACAGAAAGATGAGCTTCGGCATCAGCTGTATAGACAAAATAATTATCGTCTATATAACCAGATTCAAAATAACTGATGTCTTGAGTCATTGGTTATCCTTTAAGCTATTTTTGTTACTTGAATAAAAACTGGACCTAGGATAGTANTGGCACCACTACAATTTAAGCAATAAATTGTAGCAGAAGTTATTGTTACCACCGCTTCTAAACGAGGATTTAAGTAATACCCATTAAGTGGAAACCATCCACTATAATTTTGATTAATTACAGCAGAATCAGAAGTCCTAATTAATTGAAATTGGTTACCGCCATTATTTTCGCTATTTCCAAATATTTCAATTATATAAGTGCCAGCATTATTAATTCTGAACCATGTGTGACGATTATTATAATCATTAACTAAAGTAACAGCTCCAGTAGGATTATAAGTTACTATGTCACCTGTAATTAATAAAGCATTGCTATTGCCGCCGCTATCAGAGTATATTTGAGGATTTTGAGTTCCTGACAAATATACCAATTGACTACCGCCACCTGAACCATT